TTTCATAAGGTGAAATATACTTTTTTTCAAATAAAGTTTTAGCTACGTTTCTTTTAATAGACAAATAACTATATAAAAATAAAGCTAGTTTTTTATCTATGACATTTTTTACTACTTTATAATTATCTTTTTTAAACATATGGATTTCCTACAACCCAAATGACTAATGAGTTTCTTTCTCCTCTAGTGACAGGGGTTACTCTGTGGTGCATAAAAGATGGAAAAACTACTATTGAACCTTGTGGTCTTATTTCTTTGCATTTATGAATGACACCTTTTCCTTTTAAATCAAAAGCTCTAAATTCAAAATCACCACCTGAGTATTCTTTTGGATCATTTAATGACACTGTCATAGATAGTTTTCTTATTTTACCATTTAAGTTTTTATCTTTTGGTGTTTTATAAGGTTCGGGATTGGCATCAAAATGCCAATTATAATACTGTCCTTTTTTATAAATTGTAAATTGAGCAGACTCAGCAACGTCTGTTTGAAAATTCCAGCCTGCATTTTTATTTGCTATGTCAAGATAAGGTAATACTGTTTTATACACCCAATTTTCTTTTAACCAAACAACATTAGAATCTCTTTTAGCAAGATTTGGTTTTAATTTATTATTCATGCCTACTTTACCTTTTTTTTGTTTTTTTTCTTTTGCGAACTTAATTATATTTTCACAAACTTCTTTTGGTAAAATTGACTGAAACTGCCAATAATTATATTTAAGAATCATCCTTATACAATTCTAGCTTTATAACAAAGAGTAGTTCTTACATCTTTAAAATTGTTGTTTAAAAAATAATATTTTAATCCTGAATTAAATATAATTATTTTTCTAGGTTCCATGTCTAAAGTAATAAACTTTTCTTTGTAGATATTTTCAGGATACTCTATTACAATTTCTCCTTCTCCATTTACACAATATAAAACTGTTAAGTCAGGTGAATTAAAAATATCAAAAGTATTTACATTATGTCTACTAAAACTAGATTGACCAAGTCCCTCTACATTTGCAGACACTCCTTCATATCGTAACTGCATTTTATTATTTTTTACATAGATTTGATCTACTACGTAGTCAAAAATCCAGTTGTATTCTTTTCTAAATTTTAAATTTAGATCTCCATATCTGTTTTTATCTAATGGTTCAAAAGAAGAAGTTGCTAAATCGTTTAAAATAAAACTATTTAATTCACTATTTTTTACGTGTGATTCTTCAGGAAGATAATCCTCAATAATAAATAGTTCTGATAATGTTTGTTTATTCATAAGTATTCCTTTATATTTTCTTTATAGAAAGGAAAATACTATATTTTATATGGTTTGCCAAGAACTATTATCGGGGTCCCAATAATATTTTTGAGTTTCAGGTGTAACAATTTCACCTGCGGGATATCCTTCCCACCTAGTATTAGATTCATTCCATTCAATAGTGTAATAAATACCTTCTTGTAAAAATGGTTTTACAACAGGTGGATCCCATTTTGCAGCAGAAACATTTAATGTCCAACTTGGGTAAGGTTGTGGTTCTACAAAAATATCATTAACTTCATCATATATCATTCCTTTTACAGCATAGTTTCCTCTAAAAGGAGTTCCGCCTAATCTATGCTCGCCCTGATATGTATTGTATGAAGTTTTTTTCCATAAATCTTTGTTCCAACCATGTATTTTTTCTAAAAATTCTTGTCCTATAGATTCTACTTCTACACCTGCACTATCAGATGTATCGTTGTCACTCACAACACTAATTGAGATTACTTCATTATCATTATTTAATTTTGCAAAATGAGCCATATTATGAAAATTGATACCTTAAAATTACGACGCCAGATCCGCCACCACCGCCACCACCAGATGGTGAATTTGAGCCGCCTCCGCCGCCACCAGTATTAGCTGTTCCGCTGCTGCCACCGCCGTTGCCACCGCCTCCTGGGCCACCGCTGCCTGAACTTCTACCAAATCCTTGAAAGCCTGCTCCGCCGCCGCCTCCGCCACCTCTAGTGACAGATGATCCTGTGATTGCTGATGCTTCTCCGTCGCCACCAGGTCCACCATTGGCATTCCCTGGACTTCCAGAACCATTTGATCCTGGGTCAGCAGCACCGCCACCACCTCCTGGACAAGCAGCATTTGGAACACACGCTCCAGATCCACCAGGTGTACCTTGCGCTGGGCTTACTGGAGGAGTATTACCCGCTGCACCACTAGCTGATCCACAGGCTGCTCCACCGGATCCAGATCCACCCGCGTTAGTACCAGGGAAACCACCAGCTCCGCCAGCAGTTGATGTTATACTTGAAAAAACTGAATTAGAACCTCCGCCACCTACAGTGACTGGATAACTTGCAGCTGTTAAAGTAAGACCTGTGCCTACTGATAAAGGTGTTGGGGTATATGTTTCTGAAGAAAGTCTTAGTCCTCCGGCTCCTCCTCCAGATGCAGAAAAATTACCATCTGCACTACCACCAGATCCACCACCGGCTACAACAAGATAATCTACTTGTCCTTCACCACTAGTAATTTCGAAAGTGCCGTCAGATGTAAAAGTATGAACTTTATAAGCACCATCTTCAGTAATTGTTCCTCCAGTAGCTTCAATAAAAGAAGCTCCTCCTGAAGTAAATCCAAATCCTTTTGAGCTTGCGGCTCCTCTTGTACCTAATAGTGGCATAATCTTTCTCCTCCTAATTTATTACGCAAACTGAGATAATGAAGCTAACGCTGTAAACGTAGCTGAACCAGTTTTTATAATTGTATATGTGTAAACATCTATTGAACTTGCATTACCAGCATCTGGTGCTGCTCCACCTTGCCATTCTGGTGTAACACTTGAGCCATCAATTTGTACAGCTGAATTGTAATAAGCTGATCCACCTTGTGGCACTAGGTGTGCAATAGTGATTGATTCACCTGTGTCCATAATTGAATCTAAAGAATTTGATCCATCACCTCTAATGTTTAAAGTCCAGTTTCCTGAAGCATTAGAAGTATAATTTAAAACTGCTTGAGTAAGTACATCATAGTTAACTGTTCCTGTAGCAGCTGTTGCTGAATTTGTACATTTTTCTGCAACACTTTGAATTTTACCTTGACCATTGAAAGTTGCTCTACCAACTCCTTTTGGAGTAAGATTTAAATCAATGTTACTGTCGCCACCAGTTGCAGATATTTCAGGTGCATTACCTGTAGCTGCGTTAGCTACTGTGAATTCATTAACAGCTGATGCAGCTGTAGTAAATGTAATTTGTTGATTAGAGTTTTCATCAAGAATACCATGAGCTGTATCTATAATAATATTTTGACTGTTTGTATCTAAGTCTGCTGAAAGTTGTGGTGAGTAGTCAGATGATAAATCTGTGAATTCTGTATCAACAACATTAGTACCATCAGAGTAAATCATTTTAGTACCTTTATCTGCTGCTACCCAAGTTACACCTGTTCCAGAAGAAGTTTTAAAAGTTACTGCGTGAGCACCACTAGTAGCATTTTCTACTACGAAAGTTTTTTCAATTGAATCAGGAATTACGACGTTAACTGCACCTGCAATTGTTCCTGTTAATTTTAATACTTGATTTTTACCATTTGATAAAGCACCGTTTGAAAAAGTTAAAGTTGCTCCAGTTGTAATAGCAACTGATTGAAATCCACCAATCGCTTGTTCTAAAATTAGTAAGTTTGTGTTTGTAATTTGTCCCCAAGTTCCTGAGTTTTCTCCAGTAGCCTGTACTGTAAGTTTTAAACTTGCTGATGTTGAATTAGCCATATTTTATTCTCCGATTTACTTATATTATTAAAATTTTTTTATAGTGTCAAACACTATATTATGCAGCATTGGTATCAACCGGTGTCCATCCTGGAGGGTCAATTGGTGCTGTGCCTGGACTTACTCCATTCCAAATCAATACATTTGTAGCCGTTCCTAAGCTATTTGTCAATCCAAATCCTGTTGGAATTACAGTCGCTGTACCTGTTACTTCAGTAACACTATTCAAAGTAGCTGTTAGTGTAAATCCTGTTACATCTACTTGAGTTAATGCTTCTAAAGTAGCATTTCCAGTAGCAAGAGTCATTGATAAATTATTAGCTACATTTGTTACAGGTGCATTTGCATCTCCAATAATATCAAAAGTATCGCCAGCCGCTAGAGCTGCTGCCATAGCATTTCCTGTTAAAGAAACATCTGGTTCTGGATCTACGCCAGAAAAGTTTTCTAACATCGACATTGCTAGGGTTTCAGTTCTTCCATTACCCCAAGCAAAATTACCCCAAGCAGATTTGTATCCCCAATAACCAACAGAGTCACTTGTAACTTCAGCAATAGTATTAGCGTCTAATACTGCTGTACCTACACTAGCTGTTAAATTAAATGAACTAGGTGTTATTGTTTCAGGGTCATATGACAATGTCATTGTCATAGCTATACCTGTAGGTTCTGCTACAAAAGAAGCAAATCCATCTGCATCATTTAAAGTAGCAGTTAAAGGTAATCCTGTAAGAGTTAAATTAGAATCTCCATTAAATGCAAGACCTGCACTTCCTTCATCGGCTGTAATTAATAAATTTGTATTGTTGACAGGAACATTTAATCCAGAAGATCCCCATAACTCAGTTCCCCAAGTATCAGATCCCCATCCTGTATTAATTTCATTGTCAATAGTTACGGAAGATAAATTTGCAGTTGCTTGAATTCCAGAAGCTTCTAAAGTACCTTGAATACCCCAACCATTGGTTCCCCAACCGTCAGCTCTACCCCAACCTGAATTGATTTCACCTTCTTGAGTACCCGTACCTAAAGTAGTTGTAGCTAATAGATTTGTGTTATTAAGAGAAGTTGTTGCATCTCCTAATTCACCCCATTTAGCGTAACCCCAGGTTACCTGGCCCCATGCACCTGTGCTCATAGGAGTTTACCTCCTATTAACCAGAGATTCTTAGAATCGCTGCAGTTGATGTTGGCGCTGGAAACTGAATTGTAAAAGTTCCTGATGTAGCTGTTTTATCACTTCCGAAATCTAGAATACAAACTGATGCGTTAGTTGTGTCAGATGATGTATTGTAAATCATTGCTCCTCTAGCAGTTAACGTCACTCCAGTAAACGATCTGTCTGCGAAGTCTACTCTCGCCACACCTGCACTAATAGAAGTTCCGCTGTTAACAAGTGCTCCACCGCCAGAAGCGTATTGACCACTGTTTCCAACTTGTCCAGAAGTAGTAAAAGATGTTGTAGCTGAATTTAGAGTTGCTGTAGAAATGTAAAGAGCTAATTTAAACTTATCACCACCAGTTTGTTTGAAATTCATATCTGCTTCTAAAAGCTGTTTTTTAAATGAATTGCAAATTGCTTGTGTTATAGCCATAATTTATCTCCTATTGTTTTCCTATTCGAGGAACACCACTTTGGTATTCATCCCGTCTTCGTCTTCCCATTTGTTCAATTGAGAAACCTTTGACTGCCTCTGTATATTTTTTATCATATAACTGAAGCATGTCAACGGGTCCTTTTAAGAAACCATAAGCCTCAACTAGGCAAGCATACAATAAACCATTGGGAAATTTTTGACTTAAGTATGTAGTTGTATTTGTAGACGATAATCCTAAAGTTTTCAAGATATAATTTATTTGAATTGTATAGGTCGCATCAGGTGTTGGAGCAAAAACCAAAGTGTCCTCATCCCAATAGCTGTAATATTTGGGAACCCCTGTCTCTCCTTTAGGGTTATATTCAGACATAAAATTAGTATCTCGATACTGAAGAAAATCCCTATTATCTGCAGAAGCCGTACCATCTGAATCTACGATTTGAGCAGATCTAACTATTAACAAATCACTGGGTGTATCTATAAATCTAGTATTAACAACTAAACTAGCTGTTGCATATTTTCGATTGTTATCAGAATCTACTTCCCTTAAAATTCTAAGTTCAGCATCATTAATAAATCCATTTAAAATAGTATCTGTAAATACGTTACTTGATACTTCTGTGTAGTCTATAATTTTTTGTTTTAATTCTGCATATGTCATTAACTTCTCCCGTCCGTTATATTAACATTTAAAGGGCCGGCAATACAACCATTTCCTCCACCTGTGAAGTTAGCAACCCATGAGAAACCTTCATCATTGTCTTTTAAATAATAACCATTTTGATTAGTAACTGTTGGGGGCTGACCTCCGCTTGGAGAGGTTGTAGTATTTAAAGAATAAACTTCTCTTGCTCCAAAAATATTTGCTCCCGCATCGTGGTTACTGGCAATAGTGTTAGCAGGAGTTTCTCCTCTAAATGGGGAATTAGTTCCTCGAACTAAACCTGATAAAGTTTTTGTTCCAGAATTATAAGCTGCGTATTGTATAATTTCATTTTCATATAATCCACTTGTAGAATTAATTTTTTCAATCATTAGATAACCACCGTTAGTATAAAATGAAGTTGCATCATTTACTACCATTGAAGTATCTGTAGCAGTTATGTTTGCCGATAAAGTTGTAGTCATTTCTAGTTCTGCAGGCAAAATTAAAATTGCAGATCCTGTTGATGACAAAGGTTGTGCTATACTCATTAATCTTACAAAATCCCCAACCAATATTCCGCTGTTAGGCTGAGATACTTCAAAAGTTGCTCCGACAGTAAGTAGATTTGGTGTACTAAAAGGATTTATCTCTAAAAAATCTCCTGTAGGTAATTCTAATCTAGCAGGTCTTGGATGCATTAATCCTTGTGGATCAGCAGTAAAAGGTTTTGGTTCTAATTGAGGTTGTTTAGGTTCATACTCTGAAGTATGAACTCTAGATCCATTCCATTCTCTAACCATTTCAGTATATGGATATTGCAAACCACTTCGGTCTGAAATAAATAATGCATGTTTTCCTCTTGCTGTGTTACCCATAATTATATACTCGGAAAGTAAGTTTTAGGAGAAATGTAAACACTAGCTGAAGATCCATCCTCTTCTAGAGCTCTAGCCAATTCATCCTCATAGATTAATTTTAATTCTTGTATTCTTGGTTGTGCATATTTCATAGCTAAATAATAACTTAAACCTGCAACCATGCAAGGTACAAATCTATACGGTACATCTGTTGCATTACTATAAGCACCTGCATCTTGAATTCTTTTTTCATAATAAAAATTTATAACATCTCCGTTTTGAGTAGAGCTTGGAGTCAAATAAATTGTTATTAAAACATGGTCAATGAATCTTTGAACAAAGTATTGTGACGGTTGACCTGTTGCCGTTTTATTTGATAGCGCCTGATATTGAGATCTGTTTATTTTCTCTAAAGGTGAATCAACATTAGAATTATTTCTATAAGAACATTCTAAAATTTCTGTAGCTTGATTAACAAAGTTAGTTATAGAAGCTCCGTCTGCATGAGTTGCTGCAG